CGTGCAAGTATCCTATATCGGTTACGTTACAAAGGATATAAAGATCACAAGCACAACAAATAACCTGTCTATAAAGTTAGCAGAAGATACCGAAACTTTGGATGAGGTTGTAGTAGTAGGTTACGGTGTACAGAAAAAGGTGAATTTGACCGGTGCGGTTGCTACAGTCTCTGCCGGTAAATTGGAAAGTCGTGCGACTACAAATCTGTCAAGTTCACTTTCCGGTTTGGTATCCGGTGTATCGGTAAATCAGGGTTCGGGTAAACCCGGTAGTGATGGTGCAAATATTCGTATACGTGGTATTGGTACATTTAATAGTAGTTACCTTTCTCCGTTGGTAATTGTTGACGGTTCAGAAGCAAGTATTTCTTCTGTTAACAGTGACGATGTTGAATCTATTTCATTTTTGAAAGATGCAGCTAGTGCAGCTATTTATGGTTCGCGAGGTGCTAATGGTGTAATCTTGATAACGACCAAAAAAGGGAAAAAAGGACAAGCTCCGAAAATCACTTATTCAGGTATCATATCTAATACTAAGATGAGTGGAAAGGCTTTCCGTTTTGAAGATAATTATGCTGAATACATGGAAATGGCTAACCGTTGGGCTACTAACCGTAATTATCAGGCTGCCGGTAAATATACACAGGCTGACATTGACGAATGGAGAGAAGGTCTGGCAAAAGATCCTAATGGCATGGATAATCCGTATGGAGTTCCTAACTATCTGGCATACCCGAGCACACAGTGGGTGGATGAATTGTTCTTGTCTACTACTTCACAGAAGCATAATGTATCGGTGGTTGGTAGTAGTGAGAATACAAATTATCTTCTTTCATTCGGCTATTTGGATAATCCCGGAACATTGAAGAACACCGGATTAAAGAATTATTCGGGTCGTATTAATATTGAAACACAAATTACCAAGTTTCTGAAAGTGGGTACACAGACGTATGCCACATTCCAGACGAGAGAACCGGGTAATACTAGTTTTACTTATATGTATCAGAATACGCCTGCTGTGACTCCTTATCATGACGGTAAATATGGAGTGTCTGTAGATGGCGCATCTACCAGTAACTTGTTGGCTGATGTAATGAGCAGAGGAGGTTCTTATGATGATACTCGGTTGAATACTACTTGGTATGCAAAGGTGAATATCCTTGACGGACTTACTGCGGAGGCACGTTTCAACTATCAGACTTTGTTTAACGAAACGGCTACTTACAGCAGAAAGGTTGATAAACAGAATTTCCGTACCGGAGAGATTATTCCGGGTGTCAGCAGTAGCACTGCCACTACAAGCCGTGCCACTACACGTTACCAGAATCATACAAATACAGCAACCATTAATTATGCGAAAACTTTTGGTAAACATGATATTTCTATTTTGCTGGGTACAGAGCAGTATTACTGGAATGTGAAAGGATTCAGTGCTACTCGTACAGGTTTGCTTGATCTTGATTTACCTGACTTTACGGCTGCACTTGATTTGTTGGACCCGACTTTGGGAGGAACGGCAGAGCAAGATTATGGTGTTATTTCTTATTTCGGTCGTTTGAACTATGCTTATAAGTATGGGGCATAGAACGAAGCGGTTTTTTCAATGGTCGGGAAAAATGGGCGAAAGGTTTTGAAAACCAAAGGGTTTAGGCATGATCGGGAAAATGGGCTGAATATTTCGAAGCGGTTTTTCTCTTTACATGGCTTACATCTGCTTTACGTTTGAGGGGCTTTTCTTCGGATATTCGGGGGATTGCTTTACATCGGGCTTGCAGATGGGGCTAAAACGGCCTGGAAGGGTTTTATTTTCGGCTGTGTGGCCGTTTTATGGCTGGGTTGATGGATTTTGTTATATGATGGTGTGAACGGCTGTGTGGCCGTTTTTTTGTGCCTATTTTTAAAGATGTTGCCTTAAAATTCTTCCAAATAAGTATTATTTGGTATATTTGCAGCATAATAGAAACGAATATGGCAAAAGTGATTCATGTGCATTTGCTGCATAAAATAGACGGGACGAAGCAGAAAGATTGGTATTTCAGCAGTATATCGGCTGTTTATACGGTTCTGACGGCAGATCAGGTGGGGGCAACCAAGAATTACCTGCTTCATGCCGGGCTGTCTGGTAACGGCACAATATGCACGAAAAAGGCTATAATTAAGCAATCTACGCTCATCTCGGGTGGTAGTAAGGGAATGGTTAGAACGATATAATAGCGCCGTTAGAAAGGCTTGTAGGCGTTATTTCTTTGAATGCTGATTGGGGAGCTTATGGCTCCCTTTTTTTATGCCCCTACGGTTGGTTTTATTTGGTTAGGGGTTACTATTGGGGTTACTGTTAGGGGTTACTACTTCTTTAAGTTAGGGGTTACTTTAGGGGTTACTTTTTCAGTTCTCAGAGGGTACGCCCGAAATAGGAAACTATGTTATAAATGAAAGCAAGTGCCGTTTTTCTCTGTTTTCAGAGAGGAAAAACGACACTTGTTTGTGTGATATACCTTATTATAATAAAATAAATCCTTTGATTTACAGTGTATTTACGAGTTTGCTTCAGGTAAATTCCTTCAAAAGTGTGTGCGTGCGTCCTTTTTTAGCCTTCTGTAGGAGGCATGCGTGTACCACTTAGAAGAACTTGCTGATACTTCCGATTACTTCAAAGACATTGATGATGCGTGATTTGTCGAATTCCTGTTCATCGTAGTCATTGGTGTTGATGGGGATGAAGCGCAGCTTGTCCGGATCCGGCGACCTGCGGAGGATTTTAATGGTGCGGATGGTATCCAACACCACTGCATAGATTTCGCCATATTGGATGTCGTTGAGTGTGCATTGGTGCAGGGCAATGATGTCGCCATGGTTTATTTTGGGTTCCATGGAGTGCCCGGTGACATTGCACCAAAGGCTGGTTTTTTCGAATCCCCTTATTACAATGTTGGTGGCAGGTATGTTTACCTGTGAATTAAACACTTCATCAAAGCCCCCGATAAAGTCCACATCGTAGTATGGTGTACCGATGGATGGGTTCATAGATGTGGTAGGCAGAGTCGAAGAATTTGCTTCGTCTATTGTTTTAATGCCGTTCAAATCATCTTTCAACATGCTTCCTGCACCAGTAAGTAACCAATCGGCAGATAATTCCGGATAGGCTAATAGAATTTTTTCAATATTCATTGAGCTCATGCCTTTGCCAGACACCTTTGCTTTCCCAATAAGTCCAACAGAAAGACCGGCATTAACAGTCATTTGATTGTCATTTATGCCCTTTTTCTCCATGAAATATTGAAGTCTTTCTATAAAATTCATATCCTTATATTGATTTTCTTCCATATTTAGTTTGATGTATTGAAATAATTCTATATATTTGCAGCGTGTTTAAGATGTAAACAGCGCGCCAAATATACAAAAAAGGCGTGTGATTAGCGAATTTTAAGGATTAAAGAAAATGAAAGCAAAAGTAATTATAGCTCAAGCAACAGCCGAGACCGCCGAAGCTCTTTACGGACTGGTCAAGAAGATGGTAGATACAACAGCAATCAAGGCTTATCCCAGTGTAGATTATCAGGCAGTTTTCTTTTCAGCTGATAGATACGACTTAGACTTTGTAAAAAGAGTATTGGCGGATAAGTGCTTTTCTTTCAAAATTGAAGATGCAGAATAATACAATAAAATAAGTGAGTTTATGACACAGCAAGAATTTATGGAACGGACGGGGATAACCCCTACAGCAGAGGATTTTGATTACATCCATGCGGTTTATCTGAACACTTCGATGAACAAGGATGAGTTCTGCAAAGATTTCAAGAAACATGGGGACAGCCGGATTATCCGCGATGTTCATGTGCGAGTGCTGAACTATGAAATGAAATGTGAACGTCAAAAGGAAGTTATCGACAACCTGACCGATTTTCTGATTGGCAAGGCACATGCGTATGACGATACCGATTTCCGCAAAGAAGCGGTAGGGCTGGTCGGTGAGATGGAAGTGGTGAAACGGACCATTGAATTGGGGCTTCCGCTTTGGGATGAAGACAGGATGGTTGTCCTTTCGATGATAGAAGAACAAGGCAAATAGATTGCCGGATAACTGGCAGCCCGGAAAGACGGGCAGGGGCGGCAGGCACGGCCGGAGAGTTGGTAAATCGAAATAAGAAAGCGTAGAAAGCCGTCGGGGTTCGATTCCCCGCGCCCCACGATATAAACTTTTAAAATTTAGAGTTATGGCAAAGAATTTCAATCCGAGAACAGCAGAGAGTCTGTTCAAACAGAAGTTGCGCACGATGATAGGCAGTACGGCACATACGCAGAATATTGCCGACCAGGCGATGGAGCTGGCTGGACAATTCATGACGGAGGATGAGATAAGCAACTCGGATGCCTACCGGGTGATAGAGAATGTGAGCTGTGTGTGTGAGGAAGCGATGCAGGTGCTGGTCGAAGAACTGCAGAAAGGGACACGCCTTCATGAAATACTGACGGGTGATTAGGAAATAGCGGAAGCCGTTGAAAACCTTTGAACGAACGATAACGATTAAAAAGTATGACGATATGAGAAAGCAGATTTTGACAGATAACGAGACCAAGACCTTCTTGATGAAGACATTCGGATGCAGCCGTCAGGCTGTGTGGCAAGCACTGAATTTTGTCCGTGACAGCGATCAGGCGCGCCGGATACGCACTCTTGCCCTGAAGCGAGGCGGCAAACTGACTGACGGGAACTTCATCCCGAACTGCGAAACCACCTTCGAGGAGTGCGAGAAGACCATGACCTGCACTTTCGGTCCCCGTGTAAAACTCGTGGTCCACAGAAAGACCAATGATGTGGATGTGTACGTGGACGGAAAACGGACTGAAACCTACCAATGTGAATTTGTATCGGATTTCATGCAGCTGCAGCACGAGACCCAACAGATGGCATCTGCCTTATAAATAGAAATGAAATGGAGTATTATGGAAAGATATTGTGCATATCCTACAATGACCTGACTTACGATGACCGACCGGTGATGGTGAACGGAAAGGCAGACTACAGCAGAAGCCGCACGCTGAAAGGAGTTCATCCTTCCACTCTTTCCGAAGAAGAACTTGCTCCCATCATGTCGATACCCAATTACAAGAAGTTAGCGGCAAAGGAGAAAATCAATGTAGTTCGATCCGGAAGAGGTCTGGGAGGTTACGTTTTGGTAGAAATAGCCACCATGCCCCTACGGTTTCAGGAAAGGATAAAACTAAAATACGGAGATATGAAAGAAGACGTAATAAGAAACTGGCTCGGCAGCCATTACCACATCGATGCGAAAGCCCGGGAATTTTACACCCGGTTCCGTTTTGACAACGGAGATACACTGCCACCGGAACACATCCAAGAATATACGGTAAACGCTTCGGTAATTGAGGCAGTGATGCGTGCCATGGAGGATGCCACGTTTATGCGAAAGGCCATGAAGGCCGGGCCGGTGAACTGGGGCGAACTGGCAGGAGCCATCAGTTACTACCAAGCAGAGTTCGGACATACCTTGCCTGTCAGTTCCAACCGCTTCAAGAAGCGTGTGAATGACTTCAAGGCCAACGGCTATGAAAGCCTTATCAGCCGCAAGTTCATGAACCAGAACCGCCGGAAAGTGACCTATGACATTGAACGCCTGCTGCTGAGCATCGATGCCCAACCGGAGCAGCCCTTCAATACCACCGTGTGGGAACAGTACAATCTATTTGTGCAAGGAGAACTGGAGCTATATGACCCCGAAACCGGCGAGGTGTTGAATCCGGCAGACTTTACCGACAAGGATGGAAATCCGCTGGTATTGAGCCCGGCCACAGTAGCCAACTACCTGAACAACCCCAAGAACAAGGCCCTTCGCGGTAAGCTGCACATGAGCCAATGGGATTTCAACAATGCCTACCGTCCTTATCATCTGCGCAGCATCGGTGAATATTCCTTGAGTAAGGTTTCTCTTGACGACCGCGACCTGCCGCGCCCAATGAAGGATGGCAACCGAGTGAAAGCCTATTATGCCTACGATGTGGTGAGCGGTGCTGTGGTGGGATATGCCTACAACCGGTACAAGACTACCGAGTTATTTTTAGACTGCATGCGAAACATGTTCCAGACCCTGGACCGGAACGGCATGTATATCCCCGCCGAGTTAGAAGTGGAACACCACCTGGTAAGCGACTTTGCCGACGGATTGATGCAAGCCGGTACCGTCTTCCCCCTGATCCGCTGGTGTAACCCCGGGAACTCGCGTGAAAAACGTGCCGAGCACAAGAACCGCGAAAAGAAATACGGTGTGGAGAAACGCACGCAGGTAGGTATCGGCCGATGGTATGCCAAGCTGGAGGCCAACCGCCCGAAGGAAGAAAAGGTGTATGACGAAAAGAACAACACCTACAAGGTGAAGACCTATAGTTATGAAGAATTGGTAGCCGATGATATACGCGCCATTGAGACCTTCAACGCACAGCCTCACCCCAACCAAAAGCGCTATCCGGGCATGAGCCGTTGGGATGTGCTTTGCGCCCATCAGAACCCGAACCTTGCACCTTGGGACAAGGCCGTTCTTTACCGGTTCATCGGACAGCACACCGAAACAACCATCCGGCAGAACACCTACTGCACGGTGATGTACAACCAATACGGACTGCCCAGCCCGGAAATCATCGAAAAGCTGGAGCCGAGGAACTACAAGGTAGATGCCTATTATCTGCCCGATGCCGACGGAACCATCAACGAGGTATATATCTACCAGAACGGACGATATATCGCCACCTGCAAGCCCGTAGCCCGTTACAATGAGAATACAGCCGAGCAGACCGAGTACGACAAGGCAGCCTATACCGAACAGTCCAAGTATGTAGCTCAATTCGACAAGATGATGAAGGACGGCAAGATCAAGCGTGTGGGCATCCTTGCCAAAGAGGAAGCAAAGCTGATAACAGAGGTACAGGCGGAAGCCGTTCCCCTTCCTGCACAAGCCGAGGAAGAAGATTACTCAGCCTATATGGACATCAGTGCCTTCGAGCATGATGCAGTAGCCAAGATATAATTAACGACGTTAGAACGAATTTAAAACAGCATTCAAATGGAAATAACAAATGAAGTAAAGCAACGTATTGTGGCAGCGATAGCCGCCGACCGTGAAAATTATCCCAGTGACAACCGCCATGCCACGGCACTGGGCATAGCCCCCAGCGTTTACAATGCCATCAAGCGGGGCAATTATGAAAAGCAGGTCAGTGATGCCAACTGGGTAGGTATAGCCCGAAGATTAGGCGTGCAACTGCGTACAGAAATACCTTGGCTGGCAGCACAGACCCCGACCTACGTGTTTGTGAGCAAGCAGCTGGAAGTGTGCCAGGGAAGCGGGCTGAGTGCCATCCTGTGCGATATGCCCAATATCGGCAAGACCTTTACAGCGAAAGCTTACGTGAAGCAGCACAAGCACGCCGTATATGTGGACTGCAGCCAGGTGAAGACCAAACTGAAGCTGATACGCTACATTGCCAAGGAATTCGGTGTGACCAGCAACGGACGCTATAGCGACGTGTATGAGGATCTGGTGGCCTACCTGCGCACGATTGATACGCCCCTGGTTATCCTGGATGAAGCCGGGGACCTGCAGTATGAAGCCTTCCTGGAGTTAAAGGCGCTTTGGAACGCTACGGAACGCTGCTGTGCCTGGTATATGATGGGTGCCGACGGATTAAAGGAGAAGATCAACCGCGCCATCGAAGGCAAGAAGGTGGGCTATACCGAAATGTTGAGCCGCTACGGTGACTCCTACAGCAAGGTGACCCCGGACGATGCGCAGGAACGCGAAAAGTTTCTGAAGGCACAGGCTGCCATCGTCGCAAAAATCAATGCCCCGGACGGTGCCGACATTGCCAAGATTGTTCATAGCACCGGAGGCGGCTTGCGGCGCGTATATACCGAAATCGAAAAATTAAGGAGGATGCAGGCATGATAAGCAAGATAGAAATGCAAGCGATGGATGCTGTTATCGGTATCCATCGCGAGATGAGAAAAGCGAATGAGATAGACTGGGAACAGCGCAGATATGAAATTGCCAAAAGCATGCTTCCGGTAGTAAGAAGCAATTCATCAGGTATAATGTCTATAAAACAAGTTGCCAGACTTGCTGTGGACTATGCTGATGCTCTTATTGAAGAATTGAAAGGAGGTAACCGTGAAACTGAAGAGAGCCTACAGTCCCGGTGAGGTGCTGAACATGAAGATTCCCCGGTTCGAGTTTTCCGGGGACTGGCAAACCTCGATAGGCAACCCGGCCAAGAGCGGCGTGTGGATTATTTGGGGAGCCAGCGGAAACGGTAAGAGCAGCTTTGTGATGCAGCTGGCCAAGTACCTGTGTAGCTTCGGACGCGTAATTTATGACAGTTTGGAAGAAAGTACCGGTTTGTCGTTCCAGATGAGCCTGAAACGGCACAAGATGGGTGAAGTGAAAAAGAAGCTGATTATCCTTGACCGGGAACCGATGGAGCAATTGGAGGAACGGTTACGGCGCAGAGGCAGTCCCGGAATCGTGATTATCGACAGCTTCCAATACAGCGGCTTGAACTACAAAACCTACAAGGAGTTCAAGGAACGTCATCCCAAGAAACTGTTTATCTTCATCAGCCATGCCGAGGGGCTTCATCCGGCAGGTAGAAGCGCCCGCAAGGTGGAATATGATGCCGATGTGAAAATCATGGTAAGCTGTTTCAAAGCCTGGTGCAAAAGCCGCTTTATGGAGCGGCCCGGTGAGCCCTACGTGATATGGGAAGAAGGTGCTGCCAAAACATTGAAGGACGATAATATGGAGGATTATTTGAATGATGGAATGGGAGAATAAGCTGTACCAGATACTCCTGAAAGAACAGGAAGCGGAGGCCGTGGTGGACGATTGGGTAGAACGTAACATACAAAGCGACCTCCGTCTGCGCAGGGCCAAGACAAAGGGACACGTAGTGATAGAAACCAGGGATGTGATGTTTGCTCGGAATATTCAGGTATGGCATCCGTCCTGCCAAATAAACATTAAAGATTTGAAGTGATGGAAAAGAAAGAAGAAAAGAAAGTGTGCTGCATCTGCGGCAAAGAGTATGAGGGCTACGGAT